CAGGTATGACGAGAAGGGCGAGACGTCGACTGCCGGCGAACTTCGCAAGACTATGAACGAGCTGCGATCAGCGCTGAACTCTGAGCCAGACTTCGACCCGTTAGAGAACTTGCTGAAGCACTAATGCTGTTCCCTGCCGTCTACACCAAACCGCTCAGCGAGGACTTCGTCACCGACGGAGACAAGCTCATTGAGTTGGTTCGGTTAGCGTGGCGCTCGCCTGAGTCACCTGACGGAATCAAACTAGACGAGTGGCAGGAGTGGCTTCTGCGCCACATGCTCGAGCGTTACCCCGACAATCACCCTACCCTGCCCGGGCGCCTGCGCTTCCGCCAAATCTGTGTCTCTATCCCTCGCCAGTCCGGTAAGTCGCTCCTGGGCGCAATCCTCGGACTCTACGGGCTACTAATGCACATGCCTAACGGCGGCGCTCAAGTCCTTAGCCTGGCTTCGAGCACCGAGCAGGCCATGATTATTTACAGCCGAGTCCTTTTTGTAATTCAGGAGAACCCGGCACTGCGCAAGCGGTTCAAGAAGGCAACCGAGCGCCGAGGTATCGTGACCGCTGACGGGCGTGGCCGTTACGACGTGAAGCCAGCCAAGGAAGCAGCGCTTCAGGGTATTCCAATCTCGCTCTGTCTGTTCGACGAAGGTCACCTGGCGAAGCGTGGCATGTATTCGGCTGCAGTCCTCGGCACGTCCTCGCTGTCGGACGACGGCGCAGTGATCATGATTACCACTGCCGGCGACGAGTCAAGCGAAACCCTGATAGACCTTTACAAGCAAGGCGAGCGCAGCGCTAACGGCGACCCTGAGCTTGAGCGGTTCGGCTTCTTCAACTGGACAGCGCCAGAAGGCTCAAGCGTGACCGACCCTGCAGCCATTCTTGCCAGCAACCCTGCCGTCGAGTGTGGCCGTATTCCCCTGGAGCGCATGCTGTCAGACCTCGCCACAATCCCCGAGCACGAAGCACGACGCTACCGACTCAACCAGTTCATTGCCGGCGTGACCGAGACGTGGCTACCTGCGACTCTGTTCCACCAGGCAGCCGGGCAGGGCATTACCGAACTCGAAGGCTCTGTCCTTGGAGTCGACGTCACAGCGAAGTGGGAGTATGCCACTATCGCCGCGGCTAACCGCCGCGGTGACACCATTGAAACCGAGCTAGTGGCTACGTTCAACCAGCCAACCGAGCAACTGCTCTACAACACAATCGTCAAGCTGTATCGTGACCACAAAATCAAGGCCATAGCAATCGACGCTCGAGTAGCGCCTAACTTGACCCAGCGCCTGAAGCGCAACGGCTTCGTTGTCTGGCAGTTATACGCCAAGGAAGTTTCGGCTGCCTGTTCGCAGGGTTACGCCTTGTTTAGTAGCGGTCAACTGGAGCACAACAACGAGGGCATTCTCACGATCCAATCGAACCGGGCTGTTGCGAAGTATGTGGGCGAGTCTTGGTATCTCAGCCGGGTCTCGTCCTTTGGCGAGATTGACGCTCTCCTGGCAACCCTGTTTGCTGTCTATGTTGCCTCGAGCAAAGAGGAGTCTGTTATCGGCGTGTTCTAGTTTGACAATGTTTTGACTATCGGTTTTACTTGTCAAGTGGCTAACATCTTCCAACGCATACTCGGACAGCGTGAAACACGCACAACTCCGCCAGTCATACCGCCTCGCTCAACGACGCAGGCGAACCCTGAGACCGCACTTACCCTAACCGCCGTAGCTCGTGCAGTGCAGATCTTAGCCACACCAGTTTCGAAGATGTTTCTTGAGACTTACCGCTATGCCGGCGGTGTGAGTGTCAAAATCGAGAACCCTATCTTCGTGAACCGCCCGTCAATCGACGACACTCGCAGAGACTTGCTTTACCAGTTGGTTGTCGACTTGGCTATGTATGGCAACGCCTACCTTCTGAAGCAGAACGACAGCCAGGGCCGTATCGTTCAGGTCTTCCAGTTGCCTGCCTGGGCAGTGACTGTTCGTTACGACGAGACCGGCACACAGAAACTTTTTGACTACAACAACAAGACTTACACTTCGCTTGACATTGAGCACCTGCGCCTTATGCCACGATCAGGTTACGCCCGAGGCACTTCAATCCTTGAGAGTTGCGCACCTGACGTTCGAGCTGCGCTTGACCTTCGTGACTACCAGACCAACTGGTTTAGTTCGTCAGGCGTTCCAACTGGTGTAATCAAGTCGAGTCGTGACCTGACCAGCGCCGACGCTGAAGCCATGACCGCCGCCTGGCACACTAAGCAGCAACAGCGCCAGATTGCCGTCCTAGGCAACGGCTTCGACTTCCAGCACGTCCAGTTGTCGCCACGTGACGCACTCATGACCGAAGTTGCTTCACAGAGCGTTCAGCAAATCGCCAGAATGTTTGGTGTGCCTGCCCGTCTGCTCCTGACCGGTGTTGACGGCACGAGCGACACTTACAGCAACCTGACCGACGAGAACCAAATCTTCTACCGCCACACACTTATGGCCTACACCGACGTGATCGCTGAAGCGCTGAGCAACTGCCTTCCACGAGGCACTCGAGTCGCTTTTGATTACCAGAGCCTATTCGCAGCCGACATGGAGACCCGTTTCAACATGTATTCAACTGCGCTCGCCGGTGAACCATTCATGACTGTCGAAGAAGTTAGAGAGAGAGAAAACCTTGAACCTAGAAACTAGAGACTTCGAGCTGCGTCTCGAGGACGCTGAAGAGCGCACTGTTACCGGTCTAGCCGTTCCCTACGGCGAGGGCGCTGACATTGGCGGCAAATACATTGAACGCTTCGTGCCTGGTGCAATCGAGAACGTGGACGACGTCAAACTCTTTTGGAACCACGAGCAGATCATTGGCCACGTCATTGAAGGACGTGAGACCGAAGGCGGTTACGAGATCGTTGGCAAGATTGCGCCAACAAGCCTCGGCAACGACGTGCTCGAGCTTATCCGCTCGGGTTCGGTTGACAAGTTTTCAGTCGGCTTCATTCCGGTTGAAGAAAAGCGAGACGGAAACGTTATCACTCGCACCAAAGTAGAGCTAAAAGAAGTTTCGGCTGTTGTTTGGCCTGCCTTCGCTGGCGCTGCTATCACCCAAGTCCGAGACGAGCAGGCAGAGCCTGAAGTTGAGGAAACTCCTATCCCAGAAAGCGAGAACTCAGTGTCAGAAAACATTGAACTCGACGTTCGCTCAATCCAGGACGACGTAGCCGAGCTACGCCGCACTGTAGAGGCTAACGTTGCACCAACCGCTCCTGCTGCTCCTTCTTTCATGAAGTTCCGCAGCCAGGGCGAATACGCTAAGGCAGTAGTCGCTGGCGACGCCGACGCAATCGAGCTCTTCCGTGCTGCTTCGACCTCGGCTGACGCCGCAATCGTTGCACCTTGGTTCGGTTACATCAACGGCCTTATCGCCAACAACCGCCCTTCGCTATCAGCATTCAGCCGTGCGCCACTACCGGCAACCGGTCTAACTGTTGAATATGCACAGATCGACTCGAACACCCTCGCAGTTGACGTTCAAGACCCAGAAGGCGAAGCACTCGCATTCGGTAACTTGACCTTCGAGACTGTTTCAGTTCCAGTCAAGACCTACGGCGGTTACTCGTCATTCACGAAGCAATATATCGAAAGATCTCAGGTCAACACGCTCGACCAGGTCTTCCAGGGCCTATCACTTGCTTACGCAGCCGCTTCGAACGCCAAGGTTGTTGCAACCATTGGTGCTCTAGACTTCACCGGCAAGACCTTCGACGCTGACGGCGGCACTGCCTCGTCACTCGCTGAGGGTATTGCAAATGGTGCAGCCTACATCTTCGGAGCAACCGGTCTACGCCCAGAGTTCATCTTGGCTTCGACTGACTCCTACGTCAAGATCGTAAAGGTTGCAGGTGGCGACGCTCGTCCAATCCTGTCGACCAACGGCGACGGCTCGAACACCATTGGTTCGGCTAACATTCCTGGTCTATCTGGCTCGGTATTTGGTCTTCCAATCATTGTCGACCCATCACTTGGCACTGGTGTTTGCTACTTGGCTAACAGCCAGGCACTGATCGTCATGGAGTCGGCTGGACAGCCTGCTCGTTTGACTGACTCAGACATCACCACGCTAACCGACTCGGTTTCTGTCTACGGCTACATGGCTGTTGCAGTTCCTCGTGCCGGCGCAATCGTCAAGCTCGACGTAACCGCTTAGTAGGTTCGCCATGACTGTGTCGGTGGAGCAATTCCGTGAATACGTTGGCACGGCTGAGGAGTCTCAATTCGTTGACGACTGCCTTGACCTTGCAATCGCCTGGGTGGACTCATACATTGGCGAGGCCACAGTGCCTCAGTCAGTGATTGACCTATCTGTGCTCAACGTTGCCTCGGAAGAGTTCCACCGACGCAGTGCGCCTAACGGCGTGGCTCAGTTCGCTTCTATGGACGGCGCACCGGTAAGAGTGGCACTTGATCCCTCTAACCACGCTCGTCGTCTCCTGGAGCGTTACGTAGGTTTCGCAGTATGACCAGTGAACTGACTACGGCTAAAGCGCAGTTCACCGCTGCGTTGACCGCTGGCGGCTTGAAAGTTATGGACTATGTTCCTGAGCGTTTCATTCCCCCTGTGGCCGTCATAGCCGCTTCAGGCACTTATTTGACCCGTGCCAGCATTTCTTCCGAGTTCATCATGGGCTTGGACGTCATGTTGGTCGCTCAAACTGCAACGAACAAACTAGCAACAGAAACACTCGACCAGTTGATCCAGGACACAATCTTGGCTCTGCCACAATACGCCGGGCTTCTCGACGTAGGTCAACCCTTCACCCTGCAAACCAATAACGCAGAATACTTGGCAGCTACTGTCCGAGTGGACTTGCGTATCACAATCTAAGGAATAAGAAATGGCTGCTTCGACTCGTATTGTCGCTCAGAACATCATCTTCAAACTGGGCTCAGACTCCTTTGCTCCAGACATCAACATGGTTGAACTGACCCTAGGTGACGCACCTGGTGGACAGCGCACCATGACCGAGGTTCGTCCTAATGGCGAGTGGGCTCTCAAGATTGCCGGTATCGTATCCGGTGACGCTGACAGCCTTTACCGCCTACTCTGGGAGAACTTCGGCACTGAGGTCGCTTTCGAGATCAACCCGAACGGCGTAGCCGCTGGAACTGACGTTCCTAGCTACAAGGGAACTGTTGTTTTCAACGAGCTTCCACCGCTTGCACTAACCTCGGGCGAGGACGCAAGTTTCGAAGTTACCCTGCGAGTAAAGAACACCGGCCTAGACGTCGCTACTGGTCTTTACTACGGCGTAACTATCGACGCAACTGCCTAATCACTCATGGCAACACGTTCGCCGTCAGGACGACCAGCAAATGACCTCACTGGGGCCAATAATGCTATTCGTGTTGACGGCGTTCGTGCTACCGCCGACTGGCTCGGCATTATGGGAACACCCGACGCAGCTCTAAAGGCAGCCAACAACGAAGCAGCAAACATTGTTTCGCAATCGGCTAAGGCAACCGCACAATTCAAGAACAGCACTGGTCGCTTGGTTCGAAGTATCAAACCTTCGTCTACGATCACCCAGGCAATCGTCCGGGCAGGTTCGGCGTCTGTTCCCTACGCTGGCCCGATTCACTGGGGCTGGCTGTATGACAAGAAGTATGCGGTCTACAAAAACATTCAACCAAATCCCTTCCTAGCGAAGGCTCTGGGTTACAATCGAGACAAGATACTTGCAACCTACAAGGAGCAAGTGGACAAACTGGCGGCACAATACAAACCGCCTAAACCGAGGT